TCTTGATAATCTACCAACCACCATTGCAACAATATGCACATCTAGTCCTTATATCAGTAGTATCAAATGTTATTGAACTTGTATTACTTATAAGTGGTGTAGGTTCATTTATTATTGTTTCTATCATTTTTTATTTCTCCTTTCATAATTTGCACTATATTTTTGATTTTTTGTGCATTTTTAATAAAAAAGAGTAGGACTTGCCCACTCTTTGTGCATTTTAGCAAGTTCTCGTAATCGAGTTAGTAGTAATCTACTTTATGCTATTAAATTAAGCCATTATATCCATTACATCCACAGCCATTGTTGTTATTGCAAGTGAATATAGGTGTTCTGCCATATACAGGAGTTGATGGTACAGGGCAGTTAGATAATCTATTATATAATTGGTCTACCTCATTTGCGAAACCTTGTGCTATGAATGAATTTTGTGCTATTTGTGATGCTTGTAAATCTTTCATAGATATTTCTCTTTGTAAATCAGCAATTCTATCATTTTTAGCATCTAATTGAGTTTTAACATTGTCTAATTCTAGTTGACATAATTTGTCTAATATAGCCCTAGTATTGTTTGTGTTGCTTTCGATAATATCCCTTGTATTTTTAGCGGCTTCATATCTATCAGCACAATTTTCACTTAATATAGTGCTATTTAAGTTAGCAATACCTAAACGATTTTCACAGCAACAATTAGATAAAGCATTATTTAGATTATTAAATCCATTTAATGTTGCAATTTGATTATTGAAGTTTTGGTTCATATCAGCAATTTGTCTATTATTTGCACTTATTTCAGCATTATAGAAACCATTTGATATTGCACCTGTTATATCACTACAACAATTACATAATTGATTACTTAATGCAGATATTCCATCTCTTGTGCCTTCAATTTGGTTGCTTAAATGTAAAGTATCAAATCCTGTGTTAGTGTTTTGCATAATTTCTTTTTGACCGTTGCTTAACCAAGCATAGCCATTATCAAAACTATTTCCACTACCAAAGAAACCGTTTCCATTACCATTTCCATTCCAAATTAATGCTAAAAGTACAATTAGCCAAATAGCATCTCCACTAAACATACCATTACCAAATCCACCACCATTTCCATACATTACTGGGTATGGATATGCACTATTATTAGTGGCAAGGTCTATTGTAGGAACTATTCCTTGTGAACTTCCATTCATTATTATTTCTCCTTTCTATTAAATCTATATCAAACACTATTTAGTGTTGATACCATATTTATTAAGTTGGTCATTTGTTATTCCAAAGCCATTAGCAAATTTTATAAAGCCTTGCATTTGTTCTTTAGAATAATTTTTTGTCATATTATTTAATATTTCTTGTGGATTATTTTTGTTGCTTTGTAGATTTTGAAATTGTTGAAACATTTGAGGATTTCGTGCTTTCATTTGACTTATTAACATTTGCATCAAGTTCATTTTTCTTCATCTCCTTTTTTAATTCTTCAATTTGCGACATTAAAAAGTTAATTTTAATGTCTTTCTCGTCTTGTAAAACAACTTCGCTTAATTCATAAGTTTTTATCTCACCTTTTGTATTTTTAATCCATACAACACTCATATCTTTACTAAAATAAGGTGTTTCACCAATAACCATATCTCTTTGCACTTCATCAATAGAATTAGCATATCTAATAACATCTCTATTAGTAGGTGCTAATTGAAAATTTTGTGTAAGGTTTGTTGGTTGTTGAACAGGTTGTTGTATCTGTGCTTTCATTTTTTCTAAATTATTAATTTGCTCATTTAATTTATCTATGCTTACTTGTGGATTATAAGTATTTAGATAAGGGTTATTATACATATTACTACCTCCTAAAATATGAAAAAGAGATAATACTTATAACTCCTCAATTATTGTTTTAAAATAATCTATTAAGTGTATTATCTCCTTTCATTTTCATTGTATGATTTTTGAATATAAAAAAAATGACAAGATTATGACTTAAATATCTCTAATCTTGCTATCTCAATTTTTTTATAAATATAATACTTTTCCTTCAAATCTTTTATTATTCGTGATACGTTTCTATCACTCATATTAATTTCTTGTGATATTTTAATAATTGAATACTTTAAAATAAGCATATTCAACACATTTGTTTCATCATCTGTTAATACAACTTTGCTTATAAAATCATTATAAATTATCTTATTACTTAACTCTCTTATCATACTATTACCTCTTTGTGCGAGTTATTATATCAAAATAATATATATTTCAATTGACAAAATATTGACATTTTTCGTATCTTTTTCGTATTAAAAAATAAAATATTTGTGTAAGTTTTTCGTAAAATAATATAAATAAAAAAAGCATATTAAATCATATACTTTTTAGTTTTGTAATAAATATGCTTTCTTCTATTTTGTATTGTTCTTTCGCTAAAATGTACTTTTTTGCCTATTTCCTTACAAGTATAACCCTCAACTAATGCTTTAAATATCTTATCTTCATATTTTTTCTTGTTTAGTATGTTTGTTGATAATATATATTTATACATTTCAGGTTCATAATTGTAAGTATATTGCATAGTTTTCATACATACCCCCTCTTTTTGAGAGAGTATTATAGCATAAAAAATAAAAAAAGCAAATTTAATTGCTTTTTATAGGTAAATTCATTATTTCAGGGTATATTTGGCAAATATAACTATTTCCACCTAATTCCTTATATTGTGTGTATAAATATGTAACATTCTCTTTTTCATATTGAGGTATAAACCCTTTAGGTACATATTCATAGTATATTTTCGTTATACTGCTTCTTAAAAGACATTTTAAGGCTTTCTCGATATTTCTATCGTTTTTCTTTCTTTCTTTTAATTTAGCCACTAAATAGCCTAAAATACCGGTTACTATGAAACCTACTATCGTTAGTATTATTTTTAGTACAATTTCATCTATCATATATATCACCTATTAATTATTTTGTTCATCTAAATTTGTACTAGGTATGTATGTTCCACCAACCCAATCACTTTCTGTTTCATCATATTTAAATAATGATAATGGATGACCAGCAACTTTTATAAATTCTTGTGCATCAAGATATGTTGGTGTTGCCCACATCTCACCGTTTCGGTCTGGTGTCAAATCATCCTGTAATGTATATGTAGTAGAATAACCATTATCTAAATAATAATCACTAGATGATGCTGTCCATTTTGCAATAAGTATTTCATTCCAATTGCTATCATAAGTAAAAAACTTTGCAAGTGTATCACCAATGTTAAAGTAATAATATTTATCATTACCAGCATCCCAACATATAGAACCATAATTCCTTTGTGTTGGAAAATAAATTTCTTCTGTAAAATGTAATACTGTTCCACTTTCTAGTGTTCCAAATTGAAAAGGTGATACGCTACTACCTTCGTCAATTATACATAATTCTCCATCTTCTGCATCTTTTATTCCTTCATACATATCTATTAGAGATGCAACTTTATAAGCACCAGTTTTTATAGGAGGAATTAATATCCAACCATCATATTCATCATATCGATATGTTTCTAATATTTTGCCACCTGTGTACATAAATTGTTTACATATATCATAATCTGCACTTGCCCAAGGAGAATTTTCTGGCGATGCTGTTAGTGGCATTCTAAACTTTGTGCCTGAACTTGGACTTAACATAGTATAAGTATATCCATCATCTGAACGATAAGTTATATCTAATTCTGCATTACTATCATTTATTGTTACACTATTACTAGAAACCATAATATCAAGATAATAATCTTCTCCATCCCACCAAGTTACTTGATGAAAGGCGTCTACTTCTGTATCAAACACTACTTTTGTAGGAAATGTTAATGTTTCGCCTTCATTTAATGTTCTTTCTTCAACATTAACAAGTGGTTCATCATAATATACTATACATAAATCATCTTGTTGCATATCTTCGATTTGAGACATTTCATAAGTGCTACTAGCCTTATAAGCGTCTTTACTTCCACTCCCACTTGGTATATTCTCAATAGCAGTATCAAAACTACTTGCTTGTATTGGTTCACTATCACCTGTTTTTGTTCTAATTGCGTCTGCTACATCTGTTAAGAAATGGTCTAAATTATCTACTCTTGCCATTAATAACTACCCCCCAACGCAGTACCAACTAATTCACTTGTTAAGTATTCTTTTAAATTACTTGATGTCCAATGTGATGCGTTCCAAGCCTCTGCTACTTGTATTGCTGTATTACATTTATATACTGTTGTATCTTTATATATATAATCTCCTACTGCATAAGTTGAACTTGTACTATATGCACTTAAACCACAACTTGTATATATTGATTGTATTGTAGAGTTTTTAGTTGTAGTTGCTTTATCATCAACATATTTTTTATTTGTAAGTTGATTATCTAATGTTGGTGCTGTTGTATATTGTGTTCTAGGAATATCTACAAATGTTTTAACTCCACCCCAAGTTTGTGATGAATAGTTAATACCATATCCTATTACTGTTGTAGTATTTATACTTAATTGGTTTGAACTATTCAAATATAAATAACCTATTGTATTAACTCCTGCAGCCCAATAATTTACTAAACCTATATTTTTATTTTTAGTCATTGTATCAATGTTAATATCTTCAAAAAAGATAATATATCGTGCTGAACAACTACTTATTGATGAATATGAACTTGTTGATTTTGCTTTGTAATATAAATAACCTGAAGCGTCATTTAAAAATATAATTCCCTTTTTTTGACCATCTAATACTAATGGATTTGATGTACTTGTTTGATATTGACAATATACTTCTGGTACTTCTTGTGTAAGATATGTACTTGTATCTATTGTTCCATCATTCTTAATTAATCCTGCTGTTAATGATTTTTGAATATAGTTAGATAAATCAATATCAGTTGTACCAATTAATTCCCAATCATTATTGATGTATAAATATTCTTCAAAAATATTATTTGTACCTGTTGTTGTTTTAGGTACTAAATATAATATATCTGCTTCTCCAGTTGTTGGTAATGTTTCTACTACTACTACTTTTAATCCAGAAGCACCTCCACCTGCTCTTCTTCCTAGTAAATAAGATGTAATGTCCATTATTCCACCCCTTTCCAAGTTTTACTATCTAAATCATAAAAGAATAAGTTTTGAGTATCCAATTCAATAAAGACTGAGCCATTGTCTATTTTAAACCCATCTGTTTCAGTAGGTTTAGTGTCCGTACTCATTCCTCTTATTTCGACCATAACATATCCTTCTTTAGTTTTAAGTTTTTCACTTTTTTCTTTTAGAATTGTTAACATAAATCATTTCTCCTTTTCTATTCTAGTATTTATTAGATTTCTAATAAATTCTGTACTAATAATATAGGTTTATAGGATAGCGTTATTTGTATAAAAAAGTATTTTATTTTTAACTCATTAAAGAGGTATGAATAATAATAGTTTATTAATGAAAGAATTTACTTATTGAAAATATATCAATAAAGTTTAATATTATAAAATAGCACCTATATTATTAGTACACAGTTTACTAGAAACTGTGCGATTACGAGGTATGTAAGAATTAGTAATATAAAGACACTTTCCCTACTTTATATTACACTTTCATTATATAATTAAATTTTTAAAATGTCAATTGCAAAAGAAAAAAGACTATTTCTAGCCTTTCTTCCCTTCGTCTTTAGAATTGTATAGAATAATGAAGTATATAGTGCTTACGATTGGAGTTATAAGCACTGTACCAATGATATAATAATCAACCATCTTTAAGATGACTACGCTATTTCTAGCATAAAGGGTTTTAACCTTACTCCTATATCATCAGTACACTACCTATAAAAGATAGTGTGAATTGCCATTCAAGTTTTATTTATCTAGTGCCTATTTATAAGCACTGTACCAACTGATATATGAGACCCGTCCACTTCGAAAAGCCGGGTAAAAGTAATACTAATAGTTTTTAAAATGCCTAGCAGGAGAAATCTATTAAACCTCTAGGACTTATAGCATATATCAATCAGTACAGCACCTACAAAGTAGGTACTGTATGTTTGGTTATACATCACAATACGGAGGTGATGTAAAGATTAGTGCTTATAGTAATACAATAAATAATAGAGGGCTTATTTCTCTCCCTTCCAAATTAATCACATAAGCACTATAACAAATATATCATTATATTTGTTATTTGTCAACTATCTATTTTCACCTTTAGCACTTAAACTTCCACTTCTAGGGTAATTATAATGATACATAACTTGTCCTGTAAAGCAACATTTAGGGTATTTATCAATCATTTTCAAATGTAAGTCTTTATCTTCTGCATATTGCATACCTTCAATAAACCTCATATCACCCAAAAATGCTTTTCTAACGAATTTAAACATACCATATTTGCATTTATAATTGTCTTGTGTAGCAATAAATCTAAAATTACCATTGTTTTCCATATCATAAAATATCAAGTCATTAATACCATTTAAGCAATTAGCAACAATTTTGTCAAATATATGACCATATATATAGTCATCACTATCAACAAATAACAAATATTCACCATTTGCATTGTCAATACCCATATTTCTAGCATAAGAAACACCTTTATTGTCCTTATAACTATAAATTCTCAATTTATCATAAGAATATTCCTTATATTGCAATAATAATTCTTTAGTTTTGTCAGTTGAACCATCATTTATAACAATAATTTCAACATCGTCTCTTTTAGGTATGCTATCTAAACACTTAATTAGCCATTCACTTGAATTGTAGCAAGGTATAATAATACTACAAATTATTTTATTTTCCATAACTCTCATCCTTTACATAATACCCATATAAGTCATTTTTGTATAGTAATTTAAGCATTGGGTATCTTTTTTTCATCAATTCATCAGTTAAATCATCCTGTTTATGAATTTCGTATATATTATCTTCTGCAATACCTTGTTTGCATAGATAAGGTACTGCAACTATCATTTCATCACACATATTATAAGCATATTTTAAGACTTTTTGAGCATCTTTTACTTTAAGATGTTCAATTATATCTCCAAATATAATAATGTCGTATTTTGAATACTTAAAATCGCAAATATCAATATTATAGACTTCTCTATACTTCTTTTCTAACTCAAAATTATCAATATTAGGTTTAAATACTTCTACTGCATCTATATTTTTATAATAATCGTGTAATAAATTGTAATATGTTCCTTCTCCTGCTCCTACATCTAAAATTGTACTATTTTCTGTAAATCTTTCTTTCAAGTATTCTTTTACTTGGTCTTTATAAAAACTATAACTTCTCGCCATTATCAAACAAACCCCCAATCTCTTTTTCATAAGTTTTATATAGCCACTCATCAAATTTTTCATATTGTTTTGATAATTCATAGTTTTCATCTATCGCTTTTTGCATATCTTTATTATTGTATAATTCTTCATATTCTTCAGGAAACATCATCATAGCATTTAATGTTATTTCTATTTCTTCAATATTATGGCATATTAATATTCCATCTTCATTAAAATAATTACCAATATCTCTAGCCCCATAATAGATAGGTATTACTTTCATAGCAAAGCAATTAAGTAGTTTCTCAGTAAACCATATATCGTCTATATGATTTTCTATTACAACACTATACATATAATGTTCTAATGTGTCTATTGGGTCGCAATAGTTACCACCATCAATAGTGCCATACACATCTATTTTGTCTTTATACTTTCTTGCTATTCTCATTCTTTCTTTATGTAAATCGCACAATGCTTTATCACCACAAGTCATACTTATCAGTTTCTTTTTTTCAAGAAACTCATTTCTACACCAAACATTTCCCCATAAAATAGGTTTTGCATTAGGTAAAGCATTTAAAAGTTTACTATCGTGTGTAAATACATATTCATATTGGTCATATACTTGTAAAACATAGTCATAAACATTAGGTTGTATGCTTCTAGGTTCTATTAAAAGCATTACTTGTTTACCTTCTCTTTTATTTGCATATATTTTTTCATCTGTAACACATTTTACATTACTATTAGCATCCCACATATCAGGATTGCCATAATCTTTATATGCACTCACTAATTTCATTTTTTTCATATTAATTCTCCTTTAATATTATTTCGCCTAAAATATTTGCTTTCATTCCTTTGCCATCTACAAATATTGCCTCTTTATCATTACAAGCCCTACCTAATGATGCTAAATGTGTTAATTCATCTACTAATGCTTTTAAACTTTCTACACTATTACAACCATCATAGTCATAACCAATATCAGATATTAATTCAAAATATCTTTCCATTATTTCAACCTGTCTTTTTTGACTTTGATATTCTTTCCATTGTTCATCAGTAATTAATTTACTTTCTAATAAATTCTTTCTCATATTACCACCACATACATCCCCATACTAATTTTAATAGGTCAAATATCTCATCTTTTGCTTCTTCTACTTTTCTACATAATTCAAAGTCAAATTCTCCATAATTCTCTATTACATAGTTTGTAAGTTCAATTATTTTGTCTATTATTTGCTCTTGTGTTAATGTTTTATCTCTATACTTGAATTTATGATAGTCTAGTTTTATTTTTGCTTTCTCTTTATACTCTTTAAACCAATAGTTAATCCAATACATTAATTCTATATTTACATTCCAATCTGTATTACATCCTTCCAGAAATTGACTATTATGCTTCTTTTTCTTAAATATCATTTGTTATTCTCCTTCAATTCTTTTAATTTATTTAAAATACAATTTATAACAGTAATAGTAGCATTACAATCATATTTTTTTAATTGTATTTTGTATTTTTTTAACCATTCCTCTAATTCATTAATAACATTGTTAAGCCTTTTATTTTCTTTCTTTAGTTCTTCTATTGTAGTGTCTATCCATAATGTATCAGGTTTTCTTAAAACTGCATCATCTATTAAGACTTCATCGTTGATTTTACCTATTATTTCCATTATCATCACCACCATTTAATATATTTTTTACTTTCTTTGAATGTCTAACACTAATCCAACACTTTTCATTATTTAAAGTATGTTCTGCTTCTGTTCCACAACTATTTATGTACTTATCTAATTCTTCTATTGCTTTATCAATTCTATCTTGTGTATTATCACTATCTTCTTTCATTACATTTAGGTGTATTCTTAATAATTTATTTTCTTCTTGTAAATTAGTTATGTAATCTAATAAACTTTGCAATTCTCCTGTTGTAATTAATTCTTCGCAATATACAGGTTCTATTTGTTTTGTTTTATAATAATTTAATATATCTTGAAACTTAATTATTTCTTTTGTTTTCATTCTTCATCACCACCTATAAATATTTTAAATTCATTATTAAAATCTGCTTCTATTTTATTTAATTTATTAACTAATCTTTCATAATCTTTATCTCTTTTTTCTTTTATAGGTTTCATTACTTCATAACATTCATTACAAATTTCAAATTGATAACGATAATCACTCATATAATTTATTTCATCATTGGTTTTTAATTCTTTACCACATCTATCACATATTCTTATTCTTTTTTCCATTATTACTCACCTTTGCTTTCTAAATAACTTAGTAGCATATATTTATCTTTTGTATTCCACTGTTTTGCTTGTTTTTTATTACTAGGAATATTATTTAACCTATCAACCTCTTTTTGTGCTTCTTCAAATGTTTTAAATCTTTCTAATTCACACATATACATTTCTTTATCTCTACCCATAAAATCTTTAACATCTAAATAATAATGTGGTTCTTCATCAATAGCACAATCTCCAAATCCAATTATATGAACAGGTCGAACATAATATATGAAATCTTTACAATCAATTATATAAAACTCTTTTTCTAGCAATTCTTTATTCATACTTATTCTCCTTTGCTTTTAAGATAATCTAACAA